TTACGCTCCGCTGCTGTCGCAGTTGGCCGCTGGTCGCCCCACATCCTCGGGCGTCCACTGCGGGGCGCTCCTACGTGCGCGGATCCAACGCTGGATGTCGCTCTGGTACCAGCGAGTGCCGCCGCCGACCTTGTGCCTGGGCGGGAAAGTGCCCTTCTCCATCTCGCGGTAGATGTAGCTCTTCTTCATCCCGGTCTGGGCTTCGACCTGTTCGAGCTTCAGCAGGACTTCGGGGATGTTCTCAGCTGCGCCCATCTCGGGCCTCCGTTACTTCAGTGGTGGGCGCCAACAGCAGCGCAGTGTGCGAATCCAACCGCGCCGTGGACACAAGGTTTGCGATCTGTGTCAGGTCCATGGTGGGGTCATCGAAAAGGGCAAGGCCGATCTGGGCCGTCAGCCGCTGGGCCGCCGTCTCCGCCAGCGGCGCCTGCGTGTCGATGGTGGCGAGGGCGTATGCACGCCAGGCGTCGCACGCGGCCTGCAGCTGCGGCTCACCGGCAAAGGTGAAGGTCAATGCGCGGCCGCCGCCGCTGGCGGGGCGCGTGCTGGTCAGGGCGGTTTCGAGAGCTGCTGCAACCGCTATGGCCGCGCGCTGCTGGTGGATCAGTGGTAACCGCTCGCCAGCGGCGGCCTTGATGTGCTCAACGGTCAATGTGATTTCTCCTTCGTATGCTCTTCGATTGACTTACGCATCTGCGCAATTCGGAAACCCCACTCGTCCCTTTCCCGCTTGCCTTCACGCTTCAACGCTCGCTCCAGTCGGTCGAGCAGCGGGAGAACCCAGGACGGATTGAACGGCTGGGGTTTCAGCGCGATCGGCGCCGGTGGCTTGGGTGGGTTGCAGTACGGATCGGCCCAATCGAAGGGGTCGTTACAGACGGTGCAGTGCGTTCGATCCGCCGACCAGATGTGATCCCGATCTTTGCCGGCACTGCGGACCTCGTGGAGAAGCGGCTGGGTGTAAAGAGCCCGGACCTGTTCGCCAGCTGCGAGGGCTCGGTACCACTGCCTTTCATCGATCTGGTACCAGAACGATCCGCCCCATTGCTCGAGCCTGACGGCTCGCTGCTGACCGAACAGACGCATCAGCGTGGTGGCCCATCGATTCACCTGATCGGCCGGCACCGCATGACCGGCGCGGCCTGCTGCTCGCATCTCGCGCACGGCGTCACTCGCAGTCTGCGGCGGTGCTGTGCTGATGGTTGAGGCATCGCCGCTCATGCTCCGCCCTCGAGCAGCATCTTGGGATCGATGTGCCACCCGGCCTCGCGAGCAGCGCGCAGCCGTAGCTCGTTCGCATCGAACTCGTCCAGCTGAAGCGTTGTGATCGCGCCCTCAACCTGATGCGGCTGCAGGGGGCGAGACGTCCGGCCGAATGCGCGCCAAACGCTGAACACCTGGCAGCCCCAGGCGGGCGCAAGGCAGGCAAGCTGCTTGCCGTGCTCACGGCAGTGGCGGCGGATCATGTCGCGCGCTGTTACGTGCGCGGGGGCCGCGCCGCGAAGAGCAGCGCGGATAGATGCGGCGTTGCGTCCTGGGCTCATGCGACGTCTCCAAACGAAAGGCCAGGCTGCGCGACCCGGATGCGCGCCTCGGCGATTGCGGCATAGGCGGGGTCCAGCTCGATGCCGATGAACTGGAAGCCCTCGAGAACGGCAGCTTTGCCGGTGCTGCCGCTACCCATGAACGGGTCCAGCACCATGCCGCCGGCAGGGGTGACAAGCCGGCACAGGTAGCGCATGAGGTCAGTCGGCTTCACGGTGGGGTGGTGGTTGCCGTTCCGCTCTGGCCAGTTGGCAGTCTCGCGATCGCGCATTGTCGCGTTGGCGGAGACGGCTGGCACCGGGCCAGAATCCAGGCCGTCGTTGCGGTCCTCGCGCGTAGCCTTGGCGCAGTAGAAGAACCGGGCAGCGCTGCCGCTATCCAAACGGCGTGCACCAGGACGCACCTTGAAGCCCACCGCGCCATTGTTGACGCTGTTCGAACTCGCTTCGCCGCCTCGCGGGAGGGGCCCGCCTTCGTACACGGTCGAGAACCGGGCGCTTTCCCCGTCATCACTCAGGTCAGCTTTCTGTCCGGGCGCTGCAGGGAATGCCGCGAGTACTTCATCGCTCCCGTCGTGGATCAGATTGGCCGGCCAGCGGCCGAGCGCCTCCCCTTCGCGCTCCGCACGATATGCGCCTTCGGACTGCCGGCTTTCCAGCCTGCCCTCCGCCTCGGCCTCCGCCGCCTTGCGGGTGCTCAGATGGTTAATCGCTCCCTGTCTACGAGCGATGCTCGGGTTGGCAGCCCCGCCGAGATCAACTCGGCAGGCGTCGATGTTCAACGCTCCAGTGCCATGTTCGCGCCAGTTCGCTTCCACAGTCCCGGCCAGAGGCTTACGGGCCACTGTGATCGGCTCGAGCGCGGGCTTCAGAGCGGTTCCGCCCCATGGCCCGTTGTGCGACTTCGGGAAGCCTGAGCCGTACACCCAAGCGATCATGTCGCGGATCTCGAAGCCAGCGTCTTCGATGCGCGCGGCCATGCGGTGCTGGGTGCGGGTGCCGGCGAACGCCAGCAGGTGGCCGCCAGGCTTCATCAAGCGCAGGCACTCGGCCCAAATCTCGGTGCTGGGTACGTCGTAATCCCAGCGCTTGCCCATGAACGACAGGCCGTAGGGTGGATCGGTCACGACGGCATCAACCGAGTTGTCGGCCATACCTCGCATTACTTTCAGGCAGTCTCCGATGTGGATCATGCGAAGAGGTCCAGTTGGGCCGGCAGTGCCGGTGCGCGCGGCGATGCCGGCAGTGGTGCGGGAGCGGTCGCGCGCATGCGCGCGCGCTGTGCAGCGTTGAAGGCGAACCAGAAGCCGAGGCCGTGTCGGCGCGCCCGGCATTCGGTTAGCAGCACGCGGGCGACGTGCTTGGCCAGGGCAGCGCCTGTCATGCCGCCACCGCCATGTCGGCCGGCACCGGGTCAAGATTGGCCTCTGCGATCGCGAACATAGGTGGCGGGCTGACACTGTTGCCGCACATGCGGACCTGCGCTGTGGTCTTCAGCTCGGTGCCGTCGGCGGTGCGGTCGATGATGTAGGTCCGCGGGAAGCCCTGCGCACGGAACAGCTCATGCGGCTTGAGCATGCGCAGGCTGATATCCACGATCACGTAGGGCGTGCCCTTGATGACCACGGTGACCAGCGCCAGGCGATCCTTGGTAGTTACCGTGTCCACTGGGTCGTGCAGATCCACGGCGATGCCGCTGCCGTAGTACTTCACCAGGAACGCGGCAACTCGCAGGGCACCTGCCTCCTGCTCGGGGGAAAGTTGTGCCAGCTCCGCCTCTGCCACGGCATGCCCGCCGTTGCCACTGGCAGTGACCGTGCCGACCGGTGAGCGAGCATCCTTGCTGCCAGTTCCCCAGCGTTGGACGCCGCCAGTTCGCCCTTCGCCGTGTGCGGCCTGGACCATGAAGGCACTCGATACCGCGTGGTGTTCGGCCTGAGCGGCTACGGTGGTGAGCGGCGTTCGCGCATCGGCGCCGACCATGTTCCGTCGCAGCGTTACCAGCGAGGCGGCGGCTACACCGAGGGCATGCGCGGCGCCGGCTGGCCTGGCTGCACCAGCACCAGAAGTGATCGTCGGCACGGGCTCGGTGGCCGCCGTGCCGATGCTGTCGCCACGGAACTTCACCAGGTGCGGCGCGGCCACAGCGTGCTTCACACCGCCCGCGACAATCGTGCCCAGCGGCTGCTGCAGGTCCAGCGCACGCGGGGCCTGGCCCTCGCGCTCGCCATAGCCGGTCTGGACAAGCGTCGGGGATACCACCGAGAAGTGCCCACCCTTCACCCCGGCGCAGACAGTGGGAAGTGGCTCGTCCGCTGCCATCGTCCGCTGACGGCTCGCGTTGGCATGCTCGGTGAGGAACGGCGCCAGCTCCGGCGCCACCAGCATCAGCTCGCCGCGATTGGCGGCGGTGATGGTGCGCATGGGGTCGCGCACGCTGTGCACGCGATCGCCGCCCTGGTGCGTTGCAGGGACGATGAAGGGATCGGCCGAGTTGATGACGTGCCGCATGACGCCCTTGGCGATGCGGCGCATGGTGGCGTCGGCCAGCGGCCGGTCCCGAGTAAAGATGGACGGGCAGGGAATCGAGAAGTCCAGGCAGTCAGCAGCAGTCACGCGCGGCTTCTGTCCCGGGGCTGTGCCATGGGTCGGCTCGGGCCACTCGATGGCCTGGCCGTCGCGGCGGCCGAGCAGGAACAGGCGTTCGCGGCTGGTGCCGGCGCCGTAATCGCTGGCCACCAGCTTGCGCCACTCCACCGCGTAGCCCAGCGCCCGCAGTGCTGCGACGAACTGCCGCCAAGTGCGGCCGCTGTAACGCTTGTGGGGGACAAGAGCCTGGCGCTCGACGGGCACGCGCTCGCCCTTGTCGGCGACTCGGTTGACCATGACCGGCTTGCCACGCCGGAACAGCGGCCTTCCCGACTCCGGATGCACGGCCTGGACCAAGTCTAGGGTGATCACCCGCCCGGTCTTGGAGCAGCGCTTTGCCACCAGCGGACCCCAGGTCAGGATCTGCCAGACGTTCTCCATGGAGATGATGCGCGGCGCGGTGTTGGTCCCGTGCAGCCGATCAGCACGTAGCAGCTGGCCGACCCACTTCAGCACCACCCACGACAATGCGCGAGTCTTGCGGCTGCGCGGCTGGCCACCCTTGGCCTGGCTGAAATGCGTGCAGTCCGGCGAGGCATGGAACCAGCCGATAGGGCGGCCGGCCACGTCCACGCGTGGGTCTGCGTGCCAGATATCCTCGCGGTGGTGCTGGGTCAGCGGGTGGTTGGCGGCGTGCATGCCGATGGCCAGCTCGTCGTGGTTGTAGGCCAGGGCGGGATCGATGCCAAGGGCCTGCTTGAGCCCTTCCGATGCGCCGCCACCACCGGCAAACAGATCCACGACGATCTCGCCGGGGCGCAGCCGGGAGCGCTGCGGCATGGGGAAGTTGAAAGCGCGGGAGCCGTCAGCCATTGGAATCTTCCTCGTCGTCGTCCTGGTCGCCGTCATCGGCGTCCATGCAGGTGGAGCAGGTGTGTTGGCCGCGGTGCCATTGGCCGCAGTCGTTCCAGCAGAAGCCGTTGCCGCAGGTCTTGCAGACGCCAGCGTCGGCCAGGTCGAGCGGGTCATCGCAGACGCAGCACAGGCCGATAGGCATGCCCTTACCCATTGCGCACCGCCGTGTCTGTGGTGATCGCCTTGATGGACGCCACGCCCACGACGCGGATGCCGTGCTTCTGCAGCGCACCGCGCAACGTGGCGATTGCTTCATCGGACGCCTGTCGATAGACCTGGTCTAGCTTGCAACCCTCCCCCCAGGTGCCTGTGCGAACCTCCACGGTCACCTGCACCAGGGCGGATGTGGACGTGCGGATGACTGGCTTAGCCATTGCCCACCGCCTGACTGTCGATCAGGGCGCGAAACTCGGCGATCACCTCCGTGGCAATGCGCTCCACGTAGGAGCGCTCATGCTTCTTCACGTACTCGTGCCGCCCGCTGAGCATGTTCCCTGCCACGTAGTCGGCATCGCACGCAGAGACGAACTGCATCACGGTGCGGTCGCCCATGGCGCCCCAGAACCCGCACCATGCTTGCCCGTAGCAGGTCACCACGATTCGGCCACGCCCCAGCTCGTAGTCCTGCACGAGAACGTTGATCGGATCGAGCCCATTGCGACGTGGGATCTCGACCAAGCGGATACCGCGCGGCAACTGCCCCAGGTCCGCGGCCTGCGCGGTCTTGTGACGGTGGAACCCTTCGGTGGTTGCCCCTGACCACTCCGCAAAGCGCTTTGCCTCAGCGATCTGGTGGTCGGTCATCCGGTCGTGCTGCCCCATCCCAAGGGAGAAACGCAGGGGCTGGCCCACCGGACTGCTGCCACCCTGGTGGTGCCATAGCACCCATGCGATGGCTGCGCGCGCCGTGTCGGTGAACTCTGGGGACATTTCCACCGGCTCCCCCGCCGGCTGGCGGGCGGCGACCTCATTGATGAGGTCGAGATCGGCTTGGGGAAGGCTCACATGTCGCACCGGCTGGCTGGCGGCGAGGGCTTCTCGCATCTGTTCGATTGCCTGCGCCATGGTCGTGGTCCGGTCCGCCATGCAGTCATCGAAGTGATTTCCCTCGGCGCATACCAGAACGCGCTCCAAGTGCGCGGCGTTGACCAGAACGTACTGGGCATCCCCCTGACCACCCGGGGAGGGCTGAACCTGTAAGCCTTCCTTACACGTTGCCGGGGAGGGCTGGGGGGAGAGGGCGGCGATTGCCGCGTCCAATGCGGCGGTGCGCGACGGGCTGCCGGCATCCGTGAACCTGGTGCGCATCTCCTGCAGCACCAGGACATGCGCATTGCGGCGCAGCTCGGCGGTGCAGAGGGCCTGCGAGGGCTTCTGGCCGCTGTTCGAAGGTTCATTCATGGCCGGCCACCTGCTGTGATGCTCGCTCGCGAATGCCAGTCGCAAGCTTCGCGGCGGCGGCGCCGATGTCATTGAGCGACGAGCGGGTGCCTTCCAGCGTGACGCTGTCGAAGATCCTGGCCAGTTCCTCTGTGCGCTCTTCCAGTGCAGCCTCCAAGGCCGATTCAAAGCTCTGCGCGCCGTGGGCCGCGAACCATTCGTCGTGTCCACCGAACAGGAACAACGGAACGCCTTCGCTGCCGTCGGATGCTTCGAGCGCGTACTTGCCGCTGCCGAGCAGGCATGCGGCGATTCCTGCCAGCACCAGATCATCTGCTGTCAGGTGATAGGGATCGGACGGGTTGATGATCTTGTAGACGGTCACGGGGTGGCCTCCGGCGTTGTGTCCGGCAGTAGGTGGGCCTCAGTGATTCCCATGGCGACCAGTTCGCGAACCGTCTTGTCACTCATCGCCATGGCGGATTCGCTGAGATTGCGCGCGCCGTCAGCGAGGTCCATGTACACCTTGCGCAGGTGGGCTGCTGCAACGCCCGGAATCGTCGAAAGAACGGGGCCGTGCCGGCGGCGGGCTTCGGCCTGGCACTGGCTCAAAAGATCCGCCAGCACCGGCGCGCGCGCTGCGGCGGCTTCACCATTCAGTGCAATGTCCAGCTGATGCACCAGGTACGTCTGTGCGTCCTGTTCAAGTGAGAGCATCGCGTCCTGGCTTATCAGCGGCGCTGCAGCGGCCAGGCCGGCGCGGATTGCATCGGCGTAACCCTTATGGGTGCCGTGAGTGGTGTAGGCAGCGCGGAATGCTTCGATCGCGCTGTCGGGAATTGTGGTTTCAGATGGGGCGGCGCTAGGCTGAGGCTGTTTCATCGGGAGTGATCTCAGGCTGTAGTGGTGGCCGGCTTCTCGGCCATGGCTGCCAAGCGCTCAAGGCGTTCGGCTTCGGCGATGTAGTAGTCGTGACGGTCCTGTCGGACCTTCGCGGAGAAGAACGGATCGGTCAGTGCGTGCTCGGCGGCGGCGCGGTTGGCCTTGGCCAGGCGGGCTGGGTCGTGGTCGAAGATGTCGAGCTGGTTGCGGAGGTCCATCCCGGGCGGCCCTTCGACGTCATGCGATTGCGCGGCCATGCACGACCCAGAACAGGTCTTTCAGCTCCTGCGGAAGTTCGGTCAAGGCGCGAGCCGCGAGATAGGCGCGCTCTACAACCAGCTCCGCAACAGGCACATCGGCAGGGGCAGTGGGCAGCACATTGAGACCGCGAACCCTGCACTCCTCCAAGAGGTCCTGGTCATCGAAATCATCAAGGTCGACGTCGACAGTGATGGTCGGCATACGAAGCGTCTCCAGTCAGTTGATGTGTACACGGGGCCAGAGCGCCGGCATCTGCCGTTGCCATGCCGCGTAGCCCACCCGAATGCCCTTCTTGAGCGAGCGCTGCAGGATCTGGCCGAACTGCACGCGGAGCGAGAACCAGCGGCACGGGTGGGCAGCAACTGCCGCCGCGTACCGCTGCAGCCTCTCTTCGGGCGTCGGTGTGGCCGTGCTGACGATCACCGCGTCCAGGCCTCCGCCGATCGGATTCAGGCCGTCCATCAGCGAACCAACCTGTGCAGGTTCGGCGCGACGCGCTGGCGCTGCTCTTCCGCCTCGCGCTGACGCTGCGCGCTCGCTTGGTGCGTGCAATACACGCGGTAGGGATGGCGGCGGGGGCGCTTCGCGCGCTCCAAGGCCGCGCGCTGGTCCGGCGTCAGGTCAGGGGCCGGGAGCTTGATCGCAGGTGCCCTCATGCAGCACCGCCTTGCGCCCGCAACATGCGGCGAAGGTTCTTGCGCACGTCGGCGATGGCGCGGCCGGCGCTGGTGCGGCGCTCGAGCACTGCGCGCGCAGCAACATCAGCGGCAGCGGCGACCAGGTTCGGGGCGAAGCCCATACCAGTGGCGGCCGTAGCGGCTGCCTTGGCGGCGACGGCCGCGCGTTGTGCGAGGGGGTAGGTGATGGCGGCGATCATGCTGCACCGGCCTGGCTGATGGTGTAGCCACGGCTGCGGGTGGCATTGATGCGGTAGCCGTGCTGGGCCAGTTTCTGGCGCAGGCGGCAAATGGTCACCTCGACGGTGTTCGATTTACGGCTGGTACCGCCATACAGGCTCTCTTCCAGCGCGGAGCGGCTGATCGGGGTGTCACCCGCGTTGATGATCAGCTGCAGCACCTTCGATTCGGTGGGGCTCAGGGGCAGGCGCTGTGAGCCGATCATCGCGGCACGCGGTTCAGTACGGAGGCCGGTGATCACGGCGCCACCTCCACGAAGGCAAGTTCGTGCATGACGCACTGCGCCCGGGCCAGCACCGGGGAGGTGCTCGGCTCTTTGCCGTCTGCGGTCGACAGGGGGACAACCGCATTGGCCCGGACGCATGCCGCCGGGGAGATCTCATAGGAACCGCTCAGGACGGCATCGGCCGCGTCGAGCGAAAGCTGCCAGCGCGCCGGCTCGAAGTGCTGCGTCAGCGCCGCAGTGACGCCGGCTGCGCAGTCGGGCACCCGGTCTGCATCGCGGAAGGCGTTGAGGGTCGTGTTGGCGACGGTGGCGCGCAGTGCCCAATCGTCCCGGTCGGCCAGCTCATAGACAGCCAGGGCAGCGCAGATGCGAGGGCTGGTGATCACCAGGCCGTCAGGCGCGTCGTCGGTAGCTGCGGCAGGTGCATCGGTCGGGGTGGCCCAGGCAACCACGCCCAGGACGGTGAAGCACGCCAGGGCGGCCAGGCCGACGCGGGCGGTGCGCTTGGTGCTGAGGGTCAGGGGCATTGCTAGGTCTCCGTGGGCGGCAGAAGCCGGCTGCGGCGCTATAAAAGCACGCTAATACGGAGAATGCAAGCACGCTTATTCAGCGTACTTCTACGCTAACCACTATCTGGAGCAGGGGAAGCACGTATGGATTGGCGTAAAGCCGTGGTACTGATAGCCGGTGGCGTCCTAGGCACGGCCCATGCAGCGGCACCGCCGTTGGTTGTCATCAAGAAAGAAGCGACCGAGTCGTCCGCAGTTGGGCGATCGGTCGATGCAACCGCCGGAACTCCTTTTGAGTTCATGGGCATCACGCTCGGGGCACCACTGGGCCCTGAATGCCCGCGCGAGCAGATCCCCTATGCGGGAGCTGTCTACAACCTGGGCGCTGCGAAGTCAGCATGCTGGGTGGCAATGGGAATGCAGCCTGGCGCACGGACTGATACCGTCAATAACGATCTGTTGACCTTGGTGCCGCTGAGCAACAAGAGACCCACCGGCACAGGGTCGGTCACGGCGGTCGTGGTCAACGGTGTGGTTGAAGGTCTGACAATCTCGACAGATGGTTTCGTGCATGCCCAAGAACTGTTCGAGCAGCTGAAGCAGAAGCTGGGCACACCGACCAAGCACGACACCGTGCAAGTGGTCTCCGGGGTCGGCGCCAACTTTGCCGGCCCGAGGGCGGTCTGGGAACTGCCCGGCACCTATGTTCAGTTCAACGGCATTGTTGGGGCCGTCAACACCGGGGTCATCCAGGTGTTCACCAATGCAGGTAAGGCTCGAGAGGCGGCGCGCCAACAGCAGCGCGCGAAGTCCTTCTGACTTCAGACCTCTTGGGCGCTGCGCAGTAGCGCTAGGCCAAGAATCTTGCCGCCCACATGAAGCTGATCCGCTTCCTGGGGCGGCACGACCTCACTCAGGTACTTCCTGTTGGTACTGATCACATGCAGCCCGTCTCGCAACAGCTGAAGGCGCTTCACGTACGTCAGGCCGTGTAGGTTGATCAGGTACAAGCCATCGCCGTCGAAGTAATCCTTGGCGACATCCACGAATACGACGTCGCCGTTCTTGATGTCTGGATACATCGAGTCACCCCGCACGGTGACCAGGCGAACACGGTCAGCTTCTGGGACGAACCCAAGCTGCTGGCGCACCTGCCACTCTGCGATGTCGAGCTCCCTGACCACATCTGGGAAATCCTGATTCATTGCGCCAAAGCCCCCTGATGCTTCGCCTTCCATAACTCGGAAGCGAACATATCCAGCGGGTGTCTCACTGGTTGATATCAAGGCGCCATGAGACTCATCCCATCGCTCGGGCAGCTCGCCAGTGATCAACCATTCCACCCGAAATGGTCGGTAGACGCGGGCGAGCTTGACTGCCGTCTCTCCGCTTAGCGATTTGGTCTTGCCGTCCTCCAATTGATACAGCGCCGATGGCGTGATGCCAGCACGGCGTGCTGCGTCAGCAGGTTCGGTGATGCCGCACTCTGATCGAGCGCGCTTCAAGCGGGTGGCGAGGGCAGTAGTCATGTTAGCGAGCTTATTAGTCCGTTAAGTAAGCGTGCTTGCATAGGCGATGGAAGCGTGCTTATATGGGCGGCATGAACATGCCCCGGATCACCAAGGAAGAAGCCATTGCCGCATACGACGGTAATGCCGCCGCGCTTGCGCGCGCTCTCGGAATCACGCCGTCGGCTGTGTATCAGTGGCCGGAAGGTCAGATCGATGACCTTTGGGCGCTGAAGCTGCGCTTCGTGCTGATGCCGACTTACTTTCAGGCACTGGTCCGTCGTCCCGACGACGACCCGGACGCTGACCGGATCGTGCCAGTGGAGGGCGCCTGAGATGAGCGCGCGGATCCGCCCTGGAAGCTTGGTAGAACTGCGCAGCAGGTTGGAACTGCTGCGCAGCCAGCAACTCACCCTAGAAGCCGCTTCAGTTACCTGTCCTCTGGCCCGAGCGCGTCTTTTGGCAGCGTCCAGCCATGCATTTCTTCGGTCAAGGAGAATCGCAGGTCTTCCAGAGACATTGCCCGAACAACCGACGGCAGCCAGTGGTGTTTTTCCACCAGGTAGTAGTGGATCGCATCCAAGCCAGTCAGGTCGTTCTTCCAGCCTTGCCGCTTCTTCAGCGTGTCGCCAAACACTTCGAGCGTGTAGTCCGCATAGCCCTTCCAGTAGTGGTTCTGATGCCGGATCTCGTTCATCTGGCTCCGGCCAGCCGTAGCGCCCTTCTTTGCCATGTCGCCCTCCTTGCGGGCTGTGTTGTTCGCACATCCAGCGTAGCGCAAGGAGGGCGGCTCCAAGCCTTTGAATTCCGGTCGTCCTGTCCATGGCGACCACTTTGCATCGCCTCCCGAGGTGCGTAAATGAAGCCTGATCCTCAGTACCACGAGCCGCGCTCTGCGGTGGTGTTCCGGCACACGACGGACGCCATCCGAAACAGCGGCCACACCGACAGCAGCCTGGCCCAGGCGATCGCCGAGCAGTACATGGCGGACGTTGCACCTGGTGAGCGCATCCTGCAGTTTCACATCGGCGACGATGCCGACAGCACCGAGCGCGCGCTGAAGGCAAACGCCCAGATCGTTGGCCGGATCCGCAATGGCACGGTCAAGATGCCGGTGGACCTCGAAGAATCGTGGGTCCGTGCGCTGCCGCCGCACTGGCGCGACGCCTGCTCGCGCGAACTGGCCCAGCGCTATGGCTTTCTCGGTGCCCGTATCCCGATGATGGAGCCGCATGCCGGAGTGCTGGCTGTGGCCCGCCTGTCGGTGGAGTTCGGTCACACGCTCGAAGCGATCACCAACGTCCTGGCCGACGGCCGCATCTGCCCGAAGGACATACCTGAGCTGCGCCGCGCGTTGGACGAGATCGGTCAGCTCGAGGCCGAACTGGTGACGGCCAAACGCTACGTGTCGGGCCACCTGCAGGATCTGGCGCCGCGAGCGGTGCAGGGTGCGCAGCGATGAGTGGCGGTGCAATGGTGAGCTGGGCAATCGCCGTGGTCAGCGAATTCGAGAGGGCGGGCCGTCGCATCCCCGAGAGTGTGGTGCCGCTTCTGCCCATGGTGGATGTAGTCCTCTGGGCCAAAGAGCAGCCGCAGCCGGTGCGGGTTGATGCGCTCCAGAAGCGATTCAGCCTTTCGCGCGCGACGGCATACCGCTGGCAGCTCGCGCTGCAGGACCTCAACGACCCGGCGGCCGCGAGGCGGCGGCTTCCCAGCCTGCGGCAGCTGAGCACCGCGATGGGGCGTGAGGTTCCCGTATCGGGCCATGCGGGGGCGACAGGATGAACATCAGTCCGACCCTCGGTCTGCGCTGTGGCCCTGCGCTCTGCGCCGCTCCGGCCGAGCGAGAGCCAGCCGTGGCGCCCGTAGCCTCGGCGTTGTCTGTACAGAAGCCGCGGCGCAGCGCGCCGCAGCACGCCCTTGCCGGCTACAACACCACCAGGATCGTCATGGAGTTCATGCGCTGGGCAATCGAGCTCAGCGATTTCCCAACCGTTGAGGCCATTGTCCGGCACTTCGGCGTGAGCCGCGCCACGGCGTACCGCTGGCGCAACAGCCTGGGTGAGACCTACCGGCTGGAGACGCTGCCGCCCAACGAGCATGAGCTGACCAGGGTTGGCAGCCCCGGCGCTGCGGCACGCGGCAAGCACGGTGCCGGGGAGATCCGATGATCTACTTCGAGATGTATCCAGGCGATTACCTCAAGGACACGACCCGACTGTCCCTGACCGATCACGGCGTCTACTTCAAGCTGATGCTGGCCTACTACTCGGAAGAGCAGGCGCTGCCAGAGAGCCTGGCCGAGCTGTACATCATCGCCGGCGCCATCACTACGGCGGACAAGGCAGCCGTCAAGAAGGTCGCCGAGCGCTATTTCCCCGTGGCAGAAGATGGATTGCGGCACAGCAAGCGCTGCGATGAGCAAATCGCCAAGGCGCAAGGCCGTATTGCCGAGGGCCAAGGCCGCCGCGATGCCCGAAAGAGCAATGAAACCGAGCGCCAGGCACGCACCCGAGCACGCAGAACCATGTTGTTCGAAGACCTGCGCGCTGTCGGCGTCGTACCGGGCGGGATGGTCACGATGGCAGCGCTGAAGGCGCTCCATGTCACGCATGTCACGGGCGACGAACGCGTGACGCTCGACCAGTTGTCACGCGTGACATGTAACGCAGAGTCACGTGTGACAGGTGGTGTGAACACAGGTGTGAACACGGGTACCCAGACCCCAGACCCCATTACTACTCCAGATACATCACATCTCACTCAAGGATCTCAGGGAGGTGTGACCGACGCAGGGCGTGCGTGCTTGCAGATGCGCAAGGCTGGTTGCCATTCCACCAACCCGAGCCACCCCGACCTGCTGGCCGCCCTGAAGGAGGGCGTGACGCCGGAGACGCTGGGGCACACGGTCGCTGAAGGGCTGGCGCGATCGCCACCGGTCACGAACCCGTTCCCTTGGGCAATCAAGACCGCTCGCAACCGCCATGCGGCAGGCGCAATGCCCGCAATCCCCAATACCCCCGGAGGCACCAATGCAAGCCATCAGCCAGGTTCTGCCGATCAGGTCACAGAGCAGCGGCGACAATTCGAGCAGCGCGCGGGAGTTGGCGGCTTTGGCGGAACGGGCAGCGATGTCATCGACGTCGAGTTCGAGCCCGTCCACCACTGAGCCGGACCAGCGCGCGGTGAGCATGCTGTGGACGGTGTGGGAGCGGATGGCCGGCATGTTTCCCGGGAAGTGGGTACGCGAGAACGGCTCAGCCCCGGTGAACAACGCGGGCAGCCTGACCACGGCCGGGGAACTGTGGCTCCAGGTGCTGGTCGGCATCACCCCGCGACAGGTCGCCGACGGTATGGGCAACTGCCTGCGCAGTGCGCTGCAGTGGCCGCCGAACCCCGGGCAGTTCCGAGCCATGTGTCTGGGCGTGCCGTCGTTGGCAGAGGTTGATGGCCAGATGCGACCCGGCCAAGCACATAGCGGGTTCACCGTGCTGGTGCGGTCGAATCTGGACCTGCACGCCTATGCCACGGCCGAGAGCGGCGCGTTGCAGCAGCGCATGTTGGCCAACGCCTACGAGAGGGCGGTGAAGCACGTCATGGACGGCGGCGCCGTTCCCGACCCAATGGCCGCGCTACCGGCGCCCAGGCCCGAGCCGCAGGTGGTGCGTAACCGCGACGCCGCACGCAGCGCCATGGCGCAGGCCGCGGCTGAGCTTGGTTTCGGAGGCATGCATGGAGCCGGCTGAGATTCGCGCCTACCAGCGGCAGCTACTGCTGTTCTGCCTGGGAATCCACGGCGAGAGCACCGCTGCCGAGGCGCTGGAGCTGATGGGCAACGCCGCACTCGAGTCAGGCGCACCGCGCGAGGTGATGTTGCTGAGCACAGCCGCCGCGGCTGGCCTGCTGCGGGAGCTCGACGGAGATGGCCTGGTGCGCAGGTGTGAGAACCGCGACAGCGGCCGCGACGGGCGGCCGGTGGCGACGTGGGCTGCGACTGAGGCAGGCCGCGTAGAGTGCGCGCCGTCGCCGCCTTCGGGTCAGCAGCAGCTGGCCATGCCGATGCTTGCGCCAGCCTCGGGCCAGCGCACGCGCGGCGGGTTGTCCATGGAGCAGCTTATGGGCCTGCTGAACGTCGAGTTCGACTGCATGCTCGAGCAGATGGATCGTGAGCACCAGGCGGCGCAGCAGCGCGCCCGTCAGGAGTTCGACGCATTCCGGCAGCGCGCGATGCGCGTGTGGGGCGCTATGGAGGCATCCGCCTGATGCGACCGAAGAAGACGTCCAGCCGTTCGCTGCGCTACGCCACCGTGCAGGACATGCCGGAGGGCATGCGCCGCTTGGTGCAGGCCAGCACGCCGGTAGCCGCTCCGTCACCGGCCGCGCCGCGCGCCTACCGCCCGCCGGCTGCTGTTCAATCCTCCGGCAGCGGAAACGCCGCCGGCAAGGTCGCGCGGGGTAGGCCCAGGCACGTGCCTGGGGAGATGAACAAGACGGAAGAAGCCTATGCCGCACATCTGGCGCTGCAGCTGGCCGCCGGCGAGATCGCGTGGTTCCGATTCGAGTCCGTGAAGCTGAAGTTGGCCGAAAAGACCCACCTCACCATCGACTTCTTCGTGATGACGGCCGCTGGCGACCTGGAGGCCCATGAGGTGAAGGGCTTCTGGGAGGAAGACGCCCGCGTGAAGGTGAAGGTGGCCGCCGCGATGTACCCGTTTCGATTCCTGGCAGTCCAGCGCGGCTCTGGCGGCGGCTGGAAAACGGAGGTGTTCTCTTGAACGCAATGATGATTGGCGGGGTCACTGTGCGCCGCGACGACGTGGGCAGGTTCTGCCTGAACGACCTGCACCAGGCATCCGGTGGTGCGAAGCGCCACCAGCCCAGCGACTGGCAGCGCCTGAAGCAGACCGAGGAACTGGTGGCCGAGCTGGTCAACTCCGGTGATTCCCGGATTTACCCGGTGCACTCGGTGGCCGGCCGCTACGGCGGCAGCTACGTGGTGCGCGAGCTGGTCTATGCCTACGCCATGTGGATCAGCCCCAGCTTCAGCCTGCAGGTGATCCGCGCCTATGACGCGATCACGGCCGGGGCGGCGGCGCCTGACCCGATGCAGGCGCTGACCGATCCGGCGACGCTGCGCGCGCTGTTGCTGTCCTACAGCGAGAAGGCCGAGATCCTCGAGGCGCGCGTGCAGTACCAGGAACCGCAGGTGCGCGCGCTGCTGCGGCTGAGCCAGGCTGACGGTGCCTTCAACATCAGCACCGCCGCCAAGATGCTGCAGGTCCAGCCGCGCCAGCTGTTCGCCTGGCTGTCCGAGCACGGCTGGATCTACCGCCGCGCGGGCAGCAAGAACTGGCTGGCGTACCAGAACCGCCTGCAGCAGGGCGTGCTGACGCACAAGGCCAGTGTCCAGCGGCGGGAAGGTGAGCCGGACCGCGTGCACGAGCAGGTGCTGGTGACAGCGAAGGGTCTATCGCGGCTGGCCGAGAGCATCGACCGGGACCAGATGGCCTGGGCGCAGGCAGATGCGGCAACCGCACTACAGCTGGCTCCGGAGGTGGTGTGATGGGAAATGCACTGGTAAATGAGGCGCGCTGGTTGGCAGAAGAAGCGCATGCCACCCAAACCGATAAGGCTGGTCGGCCATACATCGAGCACGTGGCTCGGGTGGCAGCAGCGGTTGCCGGCGATGACGCCGCCGAAATGGTGGCATGGCTCCATGACGTACTGGAGGATCAGCCGGCCTTCGCTTCCAACGTCATGCTGTTCCCGCAGGACGTGGTGGAGGCTGTGTTCGATCTGACACGCGGCGTGAACAAGAGCGAGGCGTTCTACTACTGGAACATTCGGCAGAACCCCCTGTCGCTCAAGGTGAAGCTGGCGGATATCGCCGACAACAGCGACGAGTCGCGATTGGCTCTGCTGGATCCCGAAACGGCGGCTCGCCTACGGGTGAAGTACGCCAAGGCGCGCGCTGCGCTGGGGGTGAAGTGATGGATGCCATCGAGAAGCGGGCGCGGGAGCTGCTGACCAGCTATCTGCGCGGCAAGGGCTGGCCTGGTGAGTACGCGGCGGAGGTGCTGCATGATCGTCCGGCTGACGTAAGGATCTCCGGAGCTGACGCAATCGAAGCGCTGGTCGCCGCCCTCACGCCGCCCGACGAACCAGACCAGGCGCTGCTGGTGAGCATGGCGATGCTCGTCAATCACGGGTTCGGTCTGCTGACGCCAGAACAGAAGCAGTCCCAACTGCGGGAAATGCGCAAGCTGTGGGGCGAAGTCATGGGCCGAGGCTACTACTCGCCCGACAACCGTGAGCGCTACGTCGCCATGCTCGCCGCTCGGCCGGAGGTGCCGTGATGGGCGGTCCGATCATCATGCAGCGGGAGGTGGCACCGGTGAAGCCGGGTACCGCCATGGAAGAGCAGCTGCAGCTGAAGGGTATTGGTCGGCTGCTGGCCGGCTTCGGGTATCGCTACGGCTCTGAGGTGCAGCTGCACCAGGCTCTGTCGACCGTCCTTGACCATGCCGGCCATGCCCACGTGCGCGAGTACCGGCTCGATGCCAGCGACCGCGCGGACTTCTGGCTCGACGGTCTGGTGATCGAGGTGAAGGTGGCCGGCTCACTCGCCGACGCCCTGCGGCAGGTTGGGCGCTACATCAGCCTGCCGCAGGTGCGCGGCGTGCTGCTCGCTACTACCGAGCGCTGGGGTGAACGCCCGCTTGTGGCCCGGCCGGCTTGGCAGGGGAAACCCTTCAACATCATTCGCCTGAAGAGGCAGGCACTGTAATGCAGACGACCTACGGAACCCTTCTGTACAGCGCCGCCGGTAGTACCTGGCGGGTGATCTGCGAGCCGCAGGTGCGCGCGCTGGCCCAGCAGTTCCTTCAACAACAGGGCGTGGCCTTGGAAACAACGAACGTGACAACAATGGAGACCTCCCGATGATCCCGACATTCCCGAGCCTGGATGAGGCAACCCACCACCTGTACCTGGAGGGGAGGGAAGGCCCTATCAGGTGTCAGGTCGACGGCAGCGTGTGGGACGTCTGGCAGGACGGTCGGTCCCGCTGGGTCAGCAACTGCGAGGTGGCCTGATGTCGGCAGTAGTCGCGCCAGCGGCGGCCCTGATGCCGTGTGGCAACTGCGGAAGCGACGAGGTGCGCATGCGCGCGCGGGGCGGCTCCAGCAGCCGGCGCACCGCGCAGGTCGTCTGCGCGCGCTGCAGCGCCCGGAGTGAGCTGTGCGTCGGCGCAGATGCGGAAGCTCAGGCGGCCAAGGCGTGGGTACACAAACCCCACGTGCATCCGGCGCCGCCGGCTGCGGGTCTGGTGCGCGGCAGAATGCCGATGCCGGAACCCACCCTGCAGCGCGATCCGCTCGAGTTGATCGCCCGCATGCTGGTCGGAGGAAGTTTCCGCGAGCCATCGAACGGCCGGTCGTCCATACAGCCATTGACGTCCGCCGACATTGCAGGTGCCGTCGGGCTGATGCGGGATCCGGTTGCCAAGCAGGCAGCTGTAGCAGTTGCACTGCGGGGGCAGGGCGTGTCCTTAGCCTCGTTGGGGCGGGCGCTGGCCAGGCGTGTGATGCGACAGATCCAGTGGAAGCGTCGAAATGGGGCCGAGCTCGCGCTTCGAATGGACGAGCCGGCAGACCGTTGGCGGATGCGCCTGGTACTGCAGGATGCTGTAAATGACCTGGTATGGCCGGAACGGAGGGTTGCGGCGCAGGAGGCTGCTAAGGCGGTAAAGATGAGGAAAGGCGACTACCTGCGTGTGTATGGAGTCGCGGCAGCGACGCTCCGGCAAGCACTCGAAGATGGCCGACAAGAGTTCAAGGTCAGGTTGTTTGCAGGACGCCAGGGCGGATCGGTTTAGATCCGCCCTGGTATCAGGCTGCATCAGCTAATGCTATGGCCGTCATAGCCGGCATGCCCCATCCCGGCCTTGAGCGAGTTAAACGCATGCTGCGCTTCGGGAAGCGTCTTGTAAGGGAAGGAATACTCCTTACCATTCTTGAGGTACACGTCAACACGAGGAACGTTGGGATTGAGCTCGAAGGACGAAATCTCGTCGGCAACAATTGCAACGTTCGGGAAATTGATGGTAAAGCCCACTTGAAACGCTCCTTGTAGTATCGGACTGCTGTTAAGCAACATTACCGCACTCGCGGCGAAACTTACCGCATTCGCGCGAATGCGGTAAGGAACCTTACCGCAGTTGCAGCGGGAACCGGGATTGTTGTCCAATCGATACCGTGGGCGAGATTCCGATCCGTTCCACTCAACGGCCGCAGGCCTGGACTCGGGAGGTCCAGTCACCTGCGGTTCGTCGTTTCTGGGGCGGGTTGCCAGATGGGCGCTGGGCCGGACTGTAAATCCGGCGTCTGTGACTCGCGGAGTTCGACTCCACGTCGCCCCACCATTAAACAGAGCGGCGCCTGGATGCCTGCAAGCACCCAGGCGCCGCCGCAGTACACGCGTTTCGCCCGCGTGCCATTGGCTTAAGCCCTGCCGCTCTCCGGAGAGCACGCGCAGTTTGCTTAACGAATGTCGCACAGGTTGAGACTTGAAGACAAAGACATTGTTCCCGTGGCCGGGCGGTAAGACACGCCTGGCGAAGCACCTGCTGCCGCTGATCAACGAGCGGCCCCATACCTGCTACGTCGAAGCCTTTGCTGGCAGCGCCGCCATGCTGTTTGAGCGTGCACCGGCCAAGATAGAAGTCCTGAACGACACGCACGGCGAGCTGGTCCGGCTGTACCGCGTGGTCGCCAACCACCTGGACGAGTTCGTTCGGCACTTCCGTTGGTCCCTGACGAGCCGGGAGATGTACCGCTGGGCGCAGTTGCAGCATGTAGAGACGCTGACCGACATTCAGCGTGCCGCGCGGTTCTACTACCTGCAGAAGCTGAGCTTCGGAGGGAAGGTCGATGGCCAGACGCTTGGCGTGGGCCCTGCATACGCCAAGCGCATCAACCTGCTCAGATTGGAACAGGATCTGAGCGATGCCCATCTGCGCCTACAAGGTGTGGTAATCGAGCAGCTTGCCTGGCAGCGCTGTCTCGAGAAGTACGATCGCGCCGAGACCCTGTTCCTGCTGGATCCGCCGTATTGGGAGACAACTGGCTACGGTGGCGCATTCCCCATCGAGCAGTACGAGCAGTTGGCTACCGTTATGGCCGGACTGAAGGGCCGCGCAATTCTGACAATCAATGACCATCCGACGATGCGAGCGCTGTTCGATCGGTTCGAACGGATCAGCGTGCCCATTCGCTACACGGTGGGTGGCGGCGCTGGAGCTGCACGCACGGAATTGATTTACACCACGTAGCCGGGTAATGCCCCGGCACAGCCAACGCCCGTCCTCAGACCGGATCAACCCTCGTGCCCAGCCGGCAGCGGGACGGGCACCTATGCAGGGATTTCAAGATGGCCAAGATCAGCGCGAAAGATGCTGGCGGCACGAACGTACTCGCGTTTCTGGACATGCTCGCCTGGTCGGAAGGGACCAGCACCAGCCCAGCTACCAAAAACCTGGGCTATGACGTGATCGTCACCGGTGCTGACCGAAAGCGCGAAATCTTCACTGATTATTCGGTGCATCCGTTCTCGAGGGGGCGGAAGTCGAAGGCGATCAACAGCAAGGGACTGACGTCCAACGCCTCTGGCCGCTACCAGTTCATGTTGAAGGACTACGGTCACTACCGCGCGCTGCTGAAGCTTCCGGACTTTGGCCCTCTGTCGCAGGACATGTGGGCAATCCAGTTGATCCGCGAGCGGCGCGCGCTGCCGCTGATCCAGGCTGGGAAGATCGAGGAGGCCATCGGTCGTGTTCGGAACATCTGGGCGAGTCTCCCTGGTGCAGGCTACGGCCAGCCCGAGCACAAGCTTTCCGACCTGTTGGCCGTGTACCGCAAGGCCGGCGGGACGGTGGTGCCGTGACAGAGCCCGTGAGCACTCTGAAAACCATCGTCGGGACGTTCACCGCCGCCGTTGTGGCACCGGCGACTGCTGATGCGCTGCGGGAGGCTGAGCGGGTGATCCTCGGCGTACCGCAGTCCGTGCTGCTGGTTGCCATGGCGGGAGCGCTGATCGGCGTCCTACTGCTGCCGGAGAAGGACGCGGAGCGGGTAGCCGCTGACGCAAGCCGCCGTCGCGGCCACCGCCTCCTGCAGACCGCCGCGCGCTGGGCTGCCCTGGCTGTGGCGGTCGTGGCCTACGCCATTGTGGCCGCATGGGTCATTGCCGTTGCCGCGTCCATCTGGCCGGCGCTGGCGGGCGCCCCGCAGCTGCCCCTAGCCGGCCTATCCGGCGTCCTGATCCGCCGGCTGTTGCCCGGCTACGTGCGCATGGTGGAGCGGGCCACCGGCGCCATCGGAGGCGATAAGCCATGAGCGTACTGATTCGTTTCTTTCGCGCGCTGTGGACGCTGGTCGTAGGCGCCGCTGCTGACGCGCTGCAGTGGATGAGCAAGCCCGGTAGCAAGATCAAGCTGGTGTGCGCGGTGCTGGCCTTCGGCTGCATGGTCTCCGGTCTGACTGCCTGGGAGAAGGAGCAGAAGATCCGCGACCTGAGCGCCCAGGTCATCAAGGTCCGGACCGACTGGCAGGCCGATGCCGCCCGACTGCAGGCCGATGTGGACAGCCGCGATCAGCGTTTGGCCGAGGTCGCCGCCGCGCTGAGGGCGGAAGCCGCGAAGCTGCAAGCCCTCCGCGACGAGAGTGCTGAGGCACTGCGGGCCTTGGCCGGTAAGGTCGAAGCGTCCGAGAAGGAGGCTTCCGCTTGGCGCGGTCGCTATGAGCAACGGCCTGACACCTGCAAGGCAGCACTGGAGCTGCTCGATTCCGCCTGCCCGGCACTGAAGGGGTACTGACATGCGCGTCTTCGTGGTTACTACCGCTGCGATGCTGGCGGCATGCCAAGCCGCACCGACCAAGCAGAACCCGCCACCGGCAGCCGTCATAACGGTCCCGGTGGCCACCTACGTGCCGATCGATGCCCAGCTGCGCAAGCGCTGCAAGTGGGTGAAGGAGGCGGCGCCGTCTGCCGTATTCGACGTGAGCAACGGCCGGAAGCGTTGCCTGCTGCAGTACGAGGCGCAGTTCGACGCCATCGACCAGGTGCAGGGGAAGCCTGCGGCGGATGCAACGACGTTGCATCCGACTGACATGTAATGTTTCACGGAATGGATTCACGGCAGGCAATGTGAACGCGAAACTGAATGGAAAGAGTGAATATTCACATGTTATCCACAGAAAGCTGAACGGGCGGGGCCCCTAGGCTTATCCACAGCCACCGGGGGGAATTCGGACCCCGGTCAAAGACAGTTTTTCGGCCTCTATGGTGCTCCACCACAGGGCACGGTTTTGGCGGGTTTTCCCGGGAGAAACCCAATTTTCATAGCTGAATAGGTTGCGCATCGGGTAGCACATGGCCGACATCCACGAATTCACCAAGGGCTGGTCCGTGGCCAGGCTGGCGGATGAGTTCGGAATGGACCGCCGAACGGCCAGCAAGCGGCTGAAGGAGGCCGGCGTCCCGCCGCTGACCAAGCGCGCAGGGCACGACGTCTATCGTCTGGCCGATGCAGCACCGGCGCTGGTGAACCCGGGTGCCGCGGCGTTCGGCGCGGAGGGCGTGGTCGATCCGCGCGACCTGCCGCCGATGGAGCGCCGCGCCTACTACCAGTCGGAGAACGAGCGCCTGAAGGTCGAGTCGACCATCGGGCAGCTGGTGCCGGCCGCAGAGGTCGAGGCCGACTACGCCGAGCTGGTGAAGAAGGTCGTGCAGTTCTTCGACACGCTGCCTGACGTGCTCGAGCGCAAGGCCGGGCTCACGCCGGAGCAGGTGGTCAAGGTCCAGGACGAGTGCGATCGCGTCCGGCAATCCATGTACGAGGGCATCACCGATGACGACGTACGCGACAGCGCGTAGCGTGCGCCAAGGCGTTGCCGAGATGATCCGGCCGCCGCGCCGCATCAGGGTAAGCGAAGGTGCGAGGGTGCTGCAGGTGGCCAATGCCGCTGGCGCCGCCGGTTCCTGGGATCCGGACACCACGCCTTACATGGTTGAGCCGCTGGATACCACCGGCAGTCGCCACTACGAGGCGGTGGTGTTCGTAGGGCCGGCCCGGTCGGGCAAGACGATTTCGCTAATCGATGCGCGATTGGCCTACCTGATCACCTGCAACCCGGCAGACGCCATGGTTGTGCAGATGTCCAAGGATGCGGCCGAGGACTACAGCAAGACCCGTATCGCCCGCAGCATCGCCGCCAGCCCGGAGCTACGCTCCCGGCTGAGCCCGCGTGCCCACGACGACAACATCCTGCTGAAGTTCTTCCGGTCGGGAATGTCTCTGCGCATGGGCTGGCCGTCTGTGTCGGTGCTATCGGGCAAGGACATCCACGACGTCCTGATGACGGACGTGGACAACTACACCGGCGACCTGACGATCGATGAGTGCTTCGGCCTGGGCCTGAAGCGCACGCAGACCTACATGTCCGCCGGCATGGTGGTGGCCGAGTCCAGCCCGGCAACGGATTACGCCGACGGCGCCTGGAAGCCGCTTCACCCGCACCAAGGCCCCCCGGCCGCCGGCATCGCCGCGCTGTATGCGCGCGGTGACCGCCGCCGCTGGTACTGGCCATGCCCGGAGTGCGGGGAGCGGTTTCAGGCCGCGCCAGGCTATGACGGGTTCGCCTTGCCGCCGATGGAGGAATTGCTCGAGCGGGTCGTGCTGGACGACGTGCAGAAGATGGCGCGCCACTACTCGCTTCTGCACTGCCCGCACTGTGGTGTGGGTCTGCGGCACCGGTGGAAGGACGGGATGAACCGCAGCGGCGTGTGGGCTGCGGAGGGCCAGGTCGTGCACGCCGACGGAACGGTCACCGGTGAAAGGCCGGAGGCGCGCATCGCCAGCTACTGGTTGGGCGGCGTGGCTGCGGCCTATCAGTCCTGGGAGTCGCTGGTCGAGCGCTACTTCCAGGCACTGCGGACGTTCGCCACCACCGGTGAAGAGCGGCCGCTGAAGACGACGCACAACGTCGACGGCGCGATCAACTACGTGCCGATGGCAGCGCGCTCTGCCAGTGATCCGAACGAGATGCAGGAGCGCGCCGAGGTCTGGCCTGCTGGTGCTGTGCCGGCGGGCGTGCGTTTCCTGCTCGGTGAGGTCGACGTCCAGGCCAACCGGTTCGTCGTGCTGGTGCTGGGCTTCGGCATCGGCGAGTCCGGGCAGTTGGAGCGCTGGGTGGTGGATTCCTTCACCCTGCGCACGTCCAAGCGCGAAGACGGCTCGGGCGGTTTCCTGCCGCTGGACCCGCCGAAGTACTTGGAAGACTGGGAACGCCTGGTCGAGAAGGTCATCAGCCGCCGCTACCCTCTGGACGATGCCACCGGCCGCAGCATGCCTGTGCATGCGGTGGGAATCGACTGGGGTGGTAAGTCGGGCACCTCTGTGCGCGCGCTGGAGTTCTGGCGTTCGCTCAAGGTCAGGAAGCTGCACGCCAGAGTCAGGCTGATCAAGGGCGATGCGCGCCGCGAGGGTGGACTGTTCCGCGAGACGTTCCCCGACAGCAGTAAGCGCCGGGACCGCAAATCAGGGTCTAAGGGCGATGTGCCGCAGCTGCTGCTCAACGTCGATCGCCTGAAGGACACAGTAGACGCCAACGTGAAGCGGGCCGAGCCTGGCCCGGGCTATTACCACTTCCCCGACTGGCTGCCGGAAGCCTTCTACGCAGAGCTGACAGCGGAATCGCGGACGGCAAAGGGCTGGGAGAACCTGGCAAAGCGGCGCAATGAGGCGTTCGACCTGTGCGGCTATGCCGAGGGCATGGCGCTGTGGCTGAAGGTTCCGGCCATCAACTGGACCGCGCCGCCGACATGGGCCGCGCCGTGGGACGACAACCCTGACGTGAGGGCAGACGACATCGCGCCGGCGCCAATGCCGCGCATGCGCACCCGCCGCGTCATCCGAAGCAAGTACCTGGGACGCTGAAATGGCATTCACCAACAAGCAAGTCGAGCAACTGGAGGCCGCGATCGCGGCCGGCGTGCTGAGCGTCCGATATGCCGACCGCACCGTGACCTACCAGAGCCTGGTGGAAATGCGCCGCCTGCTGAAGCAGATGCGCGACGAGCTGGGCCAAGCCGCAGGTGCGCCGCGTCGTCGTCGCATCGTGCGCCTCTACCAATCGGGGACTGGCAATGTCTGATACAGCCGAGAGCAGCTATCGCGCCGCCGGCAACGGCCGCCGCCTTCGGACCTTCCGGCCGACGTCACTCGGGCCCAACGCGTCCCTGCTGGGCCTTCCGACGCTGCTGGCGCGCGCCCGGCATCTGGCGCGGAATGACCCGTGGATGGTCAGTGCGCTCAACAAGAGCGTGTCCAATGGCATCGCCACCGGCATACAGGCCAAGCCCATCTGGGGTACGAAGGACCACAAGAAGAAGCTCACCAAGCTGTGGATACGCTGGGGCAAGTACGCTGATGCCGATGGCGTGCTGGTGTGGGAAGGATTGCAGGCGCTAGCCTGGCGCGAATGGAAGGAGGCTGGCGAGGTGTTCGCCCGCATCCGGTACCGACGGCCGGAGGATGGTTTGCCAGTGCCGCTGCAGGTGCAGCTGATCGAATCGGAGCAGTGCCCACAGCACTACAACGGCGTGGCCAGCAACGGCAACGTGATCCGGCAGGGCATCGAGATCGATAGCATCGGCCGCCGCGTGGCCTACTGGATGTATCGGGAGCACCCCGGCGACCTGCAGCTGACCGTCAACGGCAACGAGCTGGTGCGCGTGCCGGCAGAGCAGGTGCTTCACCTGTACCGGCCGAACCGTGCGGGTGCGATGCGGGGCGTGCCGGGCTCGGCGCCGGCCCTGCTGCGCATGTTCAACCTGGACCGCCTCGACGATGCAGTGCTGGAGCGCCAGGCCTTGGCCAACCTGTTCGCAGGCTTCATCACCACCGATGCCAACGCGGATGGGGAAGAGGGCGATGCCGTCGGAGATCTGATCACCGATGAGGACGCGGATGGGACGGCACTCGGAGGCCTTGAGCCCGGCACCCTGCAGGAGTTGCCTCCGGGCCGAAAAATCGAGTTCGCCAATCCACCCAGCGCCGGCTCGGACTATGCCGAGTTTCTGCGTGGGCACCTGCTGGCGATCTGTGCCAGCCAAGACGTGCCCTACGAGGTGCTCACCGGCGACCTGCGCAACGTCTCCGACCGCGCGCTGCGCCTGATCCTCAACGAGTTCCGCCGAGTGATCGAGCAGGATCAGTGGCTCTTCATGATCCCGATGTTCTGCCAGCGGGTGCGAGATGCCTTCATCGACCAGGCGGTGCTGTCGGGTCTGCTGAAGGTGCCGCGCTACGCGGCCCTGCGTGACGACGTGACCGAAACCCTGTGGGTGCCCGAGGGCTGGCCGTGGAGCCACCCCGTGCAGGACGTGACCTCCGAACTCAAGGCGGTACGCGCGGGCTTCAAGTCGCGCAGCAAGGTGGTGCTGAGCGCTGGCGAGGATCCCGAACAGGTCGATGCCGAGCAGGCGCTGGACAACGAACGTGCTGACGCGTCCGGGCTTCGCTACGACAGCGACCCGAGGCGTACGAACGCCTCCGGTGCCCGGCAGGACGACAAACCCGGCGCCCCTGGCGCCAACAACGATGAAGGGAATGACGATGACGAGTAAGCCTAGCCTCTTGGCCCGCCTCTTCAGTCGGGGCAACAAGGCGCCGGTGGTGGCATCGCTTGCCGCCGCGGTGCTCAATCAGCCGCTGCTGGTGCAGCCGGCGATCGGCGAGGCGCTGGTGGGTGGCTACCTGGAGGGGAAAGTCACCAGCGACGACAGTGTTCTGAAGGCCGAGCGCTTCGAGCTTTCGGGCCCTGACGGGCAGGCGGTGGGTGTCGCGCAGGACGTAATCGGCGTGATCAACCTGTCCGGAGCGATGGTGAACCGGCCGATGCCCGGCGCCAGCGGTCCCGGGCCAGTGAGCTATGCCGCGGTGCGCGACACCTTCGATGAGCTGCTCAACGACGATGCGGTGACCTCCATCATCCTGCGGCTGGATACGCCGGGGGGTATGGCCTCGGGCTGCTTCGACCTGGTGGACCACATCTTCGAGGCGCGTGGCCGGAAGCCGGTGTATGCACTGGTGGATGACCATGCGTATTCCGCCGGATTCGCACTGGCTTCGGCATGCGACGAGATTTGGATCAGCCGTACCGGCGGTGTCGGATCGGTAGGCGTGGTCTGCTACCACCACGACTGGAGCGGCAACAACGCCCAGATCGGACTGAAGGTGACCCCGTTGTTCGCCGGCGCTCGCAAGGTCGACTTCAACCCCAACTTCCCGCTCAGCGAGGAAGCGCACGACGAGGCGATGGCGGATCTGGAGGACATGCGCACGTTGTTCGTTGACACCGTGGCGCGGAATCTGGCCATGGATGCAGAGACCGTGCGCGCCACCGAGGCGGCCTGCTACCGCGGCCAGGCTGCTGTGGCGATGGGCTTCGCTACCCGGCTTGGCACCTGGCACGATCTGATCGCGCACCTCGGCGCGGGCGAAGCGGCACCGCCGCCGGCGCCGGGCAATCCCGATCCGGACGAAGAGCCAGGGGCAGCGGCAACGCCGCCGGTGCCCGAGGCCGCACCCGCACCGCCTGCAGCAGTCGTGGAGAACCCGGCAGCTGCGTTGGCAGCAGCGATCGCATCCAGCGAGCTGCCGCCGGCGCTCGCGGTGGCCGTGCTGCGGCGCACGCTGCAGGAGGGTGAACCGGCTGCCAGCGCCATCGAGTACGCGTCCGCAGTGCAGGACGCCTGTGCAGCGGCACTGCGTGGCGACGACACCCTCGCAGCCAGCTTCATCGAGAAGAACACCGACCTCGACACGGTGCGTGCACAGCTGCTGTCGATGAAGGCGGAGGAAGGCCGCAGTACCCAGGTCATCACCGCACACCCGGCTTCCATGGCCGACCAACGCGCCGCCGACAACAAGGCGAAGCTGAATCCCAACCACATCTACAAGCAACGAGGTAACTGACGATGGAAATCTCCCTGGCCGGCACCCGTACCGGCGAATTCCTGCTGTCCGAAGCGGGCGGCGAGCGCAGCCGTGAACTGATCCGTCTGCCGGCCGGGCAGGGCATGCTGTCCGCCGGCACCCTGCTCAAGGCAGATAACACCGTCGCTGCCAACGGCACCGACGCTGTGAAGGTGCTGTACGGCCCGATCGACACCGGCACTGATTCCGCAGCGCTGGCTGTCAAGGGCGCGGCGATCGCGCGCGACGCTGAGGTATTCGGCGAAAAGCTGGTGTGGGCCAGCGGCGTCACCGCTGACCAGAAGCTGCTGGCCGCGCTGAGCCTGGCAGAGTCCGGCATCATCACCCGCTGGACGCAGCAGCCGATCGCATCGAATGCGGCGGTTCACCTGGTGTTCGTCTCGACTCCTCTGACCGGCACTGCCGGCGAAGCGCTGAGCCCGATCGTTGTCCACGTCAAGGACGTCTTCGGCGCCCTGGTGACTGGCAGCACCGTCAGCGTCACTCTGGCCAAGGCCACCGGCACCGGCAACCTGACCGGCGGCGGCGCGAAGGCAGCGGTGGGCGGCATCATCACTTGGGATGCTGCGACGCTGAGCGCCGCTGGCGACTACACCCTGAAGGTGACCGCCGCTGATCTGCCCGAGGCAACCACCGAAACCATCACCGTCGCCGCCGGCGGCTGACGCTCGGCGCACTTTCACCGCCTGACTCTTGGCCCCTTCAGCGGGGCCTTTTCGTTTCCCCTATCGAGAGAACAATCACCATGGATCTGCAGACCCTCCTTGCGCTGGGCGTGCTGAGCTTCGATGCCCTGAACGCCTACATCAACAACCTGCCGCGCATCTCCACCCGCATCGCCGATATGCGCCTGTTCCAGGAACAGGGCCTGGTAGGCACCACCATCGTCAAGGTGGGCAGAAACGGGACCAAGCTGGTGCTGGTTCCGAACGCTCCGCGTGGTGCGCCCGGCCAGCCGAAGGGGCTGGAGCGCGGCAAGGTGAAGCTGCTGGAAACCACCCACCTGCCGCAGAACTCGACGGTCATGGCTGACCAGCTGCTGGGGGTGTATGACCCGACCGACCCGGAAGGCAACAACGTCGCCGCCGTGGTCAACGCACTGCAGGTGGTGCACAAGCGGGACCTGGACTTCACCATCGAGTACCACCGCATGGGCGCGCTGCAGGGCAAGCTGCTCGATGCCGACGGCTCGGTGATCATCGACTTCTACGAGGAGTTCGGGGTCAAGCAGGTAGTCATCGGCATGGAGCTGAACAAGGATGACACCAAGGTCCGCGCCAAGTGCATCGCCATCAAGCGCGCGATCGAGGCCAAGCTGGGTGGCATCCCGTACACCGGCGTGCACGTGTTCTGCAGCGCCGGCTTCTTCGATGCCCTGACCGACCACCCGGAGGTGCAGAAGGCCTACGAGCGCTGGCAGGACGGTGCCGCGCTGCGCGATGACGTACGCAAGGGCTTCGTGTTCGGCGATATCACCTTCGAAGAGCTGCAGGGCAACACCGGCGGCGGTCTGGCCCTGGCCGACGGCGAAGCCATCGCCTTCCCCCTGGGTGTGCCGGACATGTTCCTGACCCGCTTCGCGCCGGCGGACTACCTGGAAACGGTGCGCGGCATCGGCCTGCCGTACTACACCAAGACCGCCCCGATGCGCATGGACAAGGGCATCCAGCTGGAAAGCCAGTCCAACCCGCTCAACCTCAACACCCGACCGGACGCGGTTATCCGTCTGAAGGCCGGCGCGAAGTAAGCCGAGCGCCCGGCCCGTCACAGCGGGCCGGGCCGGAGGTCATATGGCCCAGATCAAGATCGGGGTAGACCCCGAGGACATGCTCGGCCGGCAGCTGAGCGACCTCGAGCGTAATCAGCTTCCCTATGCGGCCTCCCAGGCTGCCAACAAGGTGGCCTACGAGATTCGTGAGCGATGGAAGGTGCAGGCGGGGCGTGTGTTCGATCGCCCGACCCCGTTGACCACCAACGCGGCGCTCTATCGCAAGGCCACCAAGGACAAGCCGTACGCCGAGATCTACATCAGGGACGAGGCCTTCAAGGGCACACCGCCGGCGAAGTATTTGCTGGCAGAGGTCGAGGGTGGCCAGCGTCGGCGCAAGGGCTTCGAGCGGCTGCTGCAGAGCCGAGGCCTGCTGTCGCCGACGCAGTATGCGGTGATGGGTCGAGGCGCCCAGGCAAACCAGTTCGGCAACGTACCGGCCGGCCAGGTGACCAAGATCCTGTCGCAGCTGGGAGCACAGCGGGACCTCTACCAGAACGAAAGCAACGTCAGCCGCAAGCGCCGTAGGGGCAAACGCAACAACCGAGATGGCGAGTACTTCGTGATCACCAAGCGCCGCGGCGTGCTGCGCCCGGGCATCTATGAGCGAATCGGACGCGGATCCGGCGTCCGATCCATCTTCATCTTCACCAACACCGCCGCCTACACGCCGCGCTACGACATCTTCGGCATGGCCGAGGACACCTGGAAGCGACTGATGCCGTTCTTCCTGAAGCGCGAGCTGGAAAAGGCCATGGAAACCGCGAGGCCCCTGCCTTGAACCAGAAAGCCTTCATGCAGGCCTTCGACGCAGTCGCGTTCGATGCCTTCCGCGCAGCCGGCGTCGCCGATGCAGCCCACTACAAAGAACCTGGAGGCGCGGTTGAGGTGCCATGCACGGTGCTGCTGGACGAGGCCGTCGAGCAGTTCACGCCCGACGATGTGGCGCCCATCGCGGCCACCATTGATCGGGTCACCCTGCAGCTGGCCGAGATCAGCCCGCGCGCTGGCGGTGTGGTGCGTATAGATGGCACCGGCCGCCGGCTCAAACTGGTCCAGAAGCTCCACGCCGACGAGTCGACGGTGGTGTGGGAGGTGGTCAATGTCTGATCGCACCCCCAGCCCGCGGAAGCAGCTGCTGCAGGCCATGGGTAAGACGCTGCAGCTGATCAGCACCGACAACGGCTACCTGACTGATGCCGGTGCCGGCTGGACGCTCGAGCCCGCCCCGGGCGACCAGGACACTCTCGCGGTGCTGACGGCTGTCATCGAGAAGCAGCAGCGGGCCGAGACGCCGTCAAAGATCAACACGCATCGGCTGACCACCGTGAGCGTCATCGCCAAGGTCCCCGCCGATACGGATGGCTACCAGCGGAAGCTGGACGACCTGATCACCGACGTCGAGGCGGCCATGGACAGCCGCGAGACAGCACGCAACTTCCCCGACGGCATCCAGGTGCCCGTCTATGTCGGCATGGAACCGCTGATGCCAGAGAAGGTCAGCGCCGGCTGGGTCGGCGTGTTGATCACCTACCAGACCCACATCCCCAAGAAATGACCCGCCGCTCAGCGGCAACCTAACTGGAGAGCCATCATGGCCGAAGACTACAGCTACCTGGGCGCAGGAATCGTCCTGATCCGTGAGTGGAACACCGCTGATCCGTTCTTGGAGATCGGCAATATCTCAGCCTATACCGTGGCGCCGCAGACCAATACCATCGAGCTGGCCGACTACCAGAACCCCGGCGGCGGCACGGCCAACCGTGTCGATCGCGTGACCGGCTACAACCTCAACTACACGTTCCACGACTTCAACCCGGAGAACTTTGCCCGGGCAACTCGCGGCAAGGCCAGCAGCATCGCCGCGGGTACCGTCACGGATGAGCCGGTGCTGGCCGTGCCGGGCAGCTTCGCGCCACTGTCGCGCCTGGCCACGGAGGTCACCGCTGTGAAGCCAGCAACCGGAACCACCGCCTACGAGGCCGGAAAGGACTACCGCTTCGAGCGCGGCATGCTGTTCATCCCGGTAGGATCGGCGATTGCTGCACCGTCCGCGGTCGGCACCCCGAACATCAAGGTCTCCTACAAGAACGCGGACCTGGGTCACGTTGAAGCTGCGGTCACCTCGCAGAAGTTCTACGAGATGCAGTTCTACGGTGCCAACGAGGCACGCGGCGGCAAGCTGGTCCGCCTGGTAGCGCATAAGGTGGCCGGCGGCGTCATCGAGAGCATGGGCCTGATCGGCAACGAGTTCGGCGCGGGAAGCGTGCCCGGCGCGCTGCTCAAGGACTCGTCGAAGGCCACTGGCAGCGATAAGTCGGCGTATTTTTACTGGCAGCAGGAGAAGTAAGCCATGGCCGGTGATGACGTGATCGCCCCGCCGACGCGCGCGGTTCTCGTACGTGGCGAAAGGGTGGTTGTCGGTCCCCTGCGCCTGGAGCAGATCGGTCCGTTCATCACGGCTAGCCGCACCATCATCGCCCGAGTGGCGATGATGGCCGGTGTAGTCGAGGGCGCCGATCGTGCTGCCGTCGGTGCCATCCTGCTCGACCTGCTCGAGCAGGACAGCAACGAGATCGCCGCGGCGTTGGGGGTGGCAATCGGACGCGAAGCGGAATGGGTTGCAGGGGCAACGCTGGACGAGATCGCTGACTTGCTGGAGGCGGTTGTCGGGCTCAACAGGGATTTTTTCGCCCTCCGCCTGCGGCGGCTTCTGCTGCAGGCGAAGCTTCCGGCGGAAGAGATTACGGCCTCGCCGATCTGATCCAGTACCTCATCGCCCACGGGCATTCCCGCGCGGAGGTGATGACCTACACCCTGGCTCAGCTGCGAGCCTTCACCGCCGCAGCTGCGCAGGTTGAGCGCGATCGCATCGCGGAGTTCGCCGTGGCCACACGTATGGCTATGGCCGCCCCGGCTGCCGACTGGCAGCTGTACCTGGCTGCCCTGCGCGGCCAAGCCCCGGCACAGTAGCGACAAGGAATATCGAAAGATGGCTGATCCTTCAGCAAATCTGCGCGTCCGCATCAGCGCGGACCTGGGCGACATTCGGCAGGGCTTGGGCGTGCTCACTCGCCAGTTGCGCGAGGTGCGCACGGAGGCGGCCAGGCCGCTGCCGACGAAGAACAACATCACGGAGCTGGGGGTCTCTGCAGGGCAGACGGCGCAGGCAATGCGCCAGCTGCCGGCGCAGTTCACCGACATCTTCACCAGCCTGCAGGGCGGCATGCCCTTCTTCACAGTGCTGGTGCAGCAGGGCGGCCAGATCAAGGACAGCTTCGGCGGTGTCGAGCCTGCGTTGAAGGGCGTGTCTTCGGCGCTGCTGGGAATGGTCACGCCTTACACCGTCGCGGCGGCGGCTGTTGGCGTGCTGGTCTACGCCTGGTACGACGCCGAGCAGCAGGCTCAGGCCTATACGAAGGCCCTGGTGCTGTCCCGTAACGAGGCAGCTGCAACCACACTGACACTCGTGACGTTGGGGCAGCGCACCAGCGAGGCTCTGCAGGTATCCGCTGGTGCGGGCCAAGAGGCAGCTCTGGCGATTGGCGCGAACGGGCGAATCGCCGAGAAGAACCTGCTGGCCGTGGCCGAAGCAGCGGTGGCCATGAAGGAACTCAGCGGGCAGGCAGTGGAAGATACGGTCGCCATGTACGGCAAGCTGGCTGAGGATCCGGTCAAGAACGTCCAGAAGCTCAACGAGCAGGTCAACTTTATGACTGTGGCCCTCTACGAGCAGGTGAAGGCATTGCAGGAGCAGGGCCGGAACCAGGACGCGGTGACAGTGATCACCCGTGCGGCGGCCGATGAAACGGTGATGGCGCTCGCCAGGGTCCGCGCCAGCCAGAACCCGGTGATCCGCGGTTTCAAGGATCTCTGGGCAGAGGCAACGAAGGCGTGGTCGGCGATGCAGGCGAATGTGGGCCTCGGGCCTGCGGCAGCCCAAATGCAGCAGCTCGTGGCAGAGAACCAGCGGGAGCTGGCGAAGCTGAACGATCTTGCCAATGGCACCCAGCGAGGCCTGCCGCTGGCTCGAAATCCGATTGCACTGGCGGCGTTGCAAGAGTCCATCAAGAATCGGTCGGAGAAGATCAAGGCGCTGGCCGCCGACCTGATCAAGGAACGCAAGGACGCCGAGGTTAAGGCTGCTCAGAACGCAAGCGCGGAGTTCGTGCAGCAGCAGGACGCGATCATCGACGCTCAGGCGACCAAGGAGCAGAAGAAGAAAGACGAGATCGCGCGGATCAACGGCCAAGCGGACGTAGTGCGACGCAAGGCCTCTGCGGCCGGCCTCGTGGATGAGGTTCGTGTAATCGAAGAACGTCGGGCTGCTGCAATCGCGGCCATCGAAAAGAAGTACCGCGAGAAGCCAGCGGCCGGCACAGGATCGGCATCTCGGGCGGCTGGATTGCAGGGCTACAAGGACGATCTGATCGCCGAGCAGGCACAGATCACATCCGGAACCCAGATCCTCCGCGCCCAGTATTCAGCACGTGAGATCACTGCCGGTGTGTACTACAGCCGTATGAGGGACTTGGTGCAGCGGGGAACCGATGCCCAGGCAAGGTCACTGGAACAGCAGATTGCATTCCTGCAGCGGCAGGCTGTATCAGGAAAAGACGCAATCAACGTGAACCGGCAGATTGGTGATCTGGAGGCGCGCCTGGCAAAGGTCCGCACGGAGGGAGCAGGGGCACTTCAGGTTCTAACAACAGAAGAGACCGCAGCTGCCAAGGCAAGGACCAATGTCATCGCGGCATACGCCAATGCGCTCGATGCGAGTAACCAAGCGCTGCAGCGACAGCTTTCGACACAGGCCCAGCGCGTAGGAATGGGCGATCGGGAGTACGAGATTCAGCAGCGGATCAACGACGCCTACGCTGATCAGGCAGACAAATTGCGTGAGCTGCAGCTACAGATGAACGCTGGTCAGATCGACCAGGAAACGTTCGAAGCGGAGAAGGCGCAACTGCTGTCCAAGACGCTTGATCGGCTGCAGATGATCAAGGATGGGTATGACGAACTGCGCCAGGCCGAGGGTAGCTGGCTGGCTGGCGCGAGCGCGGCGTGGGCGAACTATCAGCAGGAGGCCAGCAATGCCGCGCGGCAGATGGGCGACGTGGTCGGAAATGCCATCGGTGGCTTCGAAGACGCATGGGTCAAGTTCACCACGACCGGGAAGCTGAGCTTCTCCGACCTCACCAAGTCGGTTCTTGCCGATCTGGCGCGGATCGCCGCGCGGCAGGCAATTTTGGGCATCGTCAACTCGGTGGCCGGCGCCTGGGCCGGCGGAGGCATCACTGCCGCCGGCAACCAGGCCGTCACCTCCGGCACCAGCAGCATCAACAACCAGCTTTTCCAGAACATGCGGCTCGGCGGTGGATACTCCACCGGTGGATATACCGGCGACGGTGGTGTGAATGAGCCTGCTGGTGTCGTACACAAGGGCGAAGTGGTTTGGTCCCAAGCGGACATCGCACGAGCCGGCGGCGTAGGTGTCGTCGAGGCTATGCGCCGTGGACTCCCGGGCTACGCCGACGGAGGCGCGGTCGGGCCGGCGCCGCCGGGAGTCGTTGGCATGGGACCGTCTACCGTGAATGTCAGTGTGGTTGTGAACAGCGACGGTTCGACGCAGGCAGATGGCGACACCTCCCTGATGCGTCAGTTCGGTAAGGAGCTCGGTGACTTTGTCGATGGGCGATACCGCGAACTCCAGCTGCGCGACATCCGGTCCGATGGTTTGCTTGCCAGAACGATGATGCGTTGATTGGAAGGGGCCTTGAAGGCCCCTTCTTCTTTTATGGCGGGAACATTGAGATGACCGAGACATTTATCTGGCAGGTGTATAGCCAGCGACCGCAGGTTGACTACGCCTATGCGGAAAGCACAGCCCGATTTGGCGACGGCTACGAGCAAGTAGCTCCCGAAGGAATCAATAACGAGCGGCAGACCTGGAGTGTCGAGCTGTGGGGGCACCTTCAAACCGATGACATGGCAGCTGTCCGTGCATTCCTGCGCCTGCGCAAGGCACGTGGTGAGAGCTTCTTCTGGACACCGCCGAATGAAGCTCAGGCCAGGTTCCGCTGCACAAAACTATCTGCGACCGATGAAACGGAAGGGTACATCCGCATCAGTTGCACCTTCGAACAGACGTTCCAGCCGTAAGGAGTGAACATGGCACTTCTGCCAATCGACATTGACACCCCGCAGCCGAACGGCAAGCGCGGCGATCCTGCCCGCGTCATGGCTCAGAAAGTGAATATCAACGGTGCCTACCTTGAAGGGCTCGCCAATGAGGCCAAGCACGCCGTAGCGGGTGCTGTAAAGAAAGCTGGCGACGGCATGACCGGCGGGCTCACCTGGAAATTCTCCGCCAACGGCGCAATGCTGGGTGTCCAGGACGATGGCTCTGGTAATCCGGTGCTGCGTGGTCTGAACTCTGCCGGGAATGCAGATGGGCTGTTGAAGATGGCCGGCAGCCTGATCCTCGCCTCAGCTCCAGGGATTCGCTTCGACACCAACCAGCTGAAAGTGGTCGGCAACAACATCCTGCCCGGCCAGTACCAGGGGTACGTCATCGGCTCTTGGAATGCCAAGCCGGGCGACAATGACGATCGTATCGAGATGCAGTACTACCGCGAGACTGCCGACGGCAGCACCTCCTGGTCGGCGTTCAACTGGCGATTTGGCCGCGTAGTTGATGCAACCACTCAACAGTTCTTCGAATTTCACCGGGCGGGCCGGTTTGACATTGTCGCGAACAGTCAACGCTTCCAGTTCCAGGCGAACGGAAACGCGACTGCCCCCGGCAGCTTCGTAAACGGCGGTTCGGACCCGGCGATCAAGGACGCGGAGAGCCTACGGCCGATCACCGGGGCGACGGACGCACTGCTCGGTCTGAATGTACGCATCGGCAAGTACCTGCCGCAGTACAACGCCGACGGCCTCGATCGCGCTTTCGTCATGGCCGATGACGCCATGCGGCAGCACACGCCCCAGGTGATCATCGAAGATGTGATCGACGGCCAATACGCTGGCTGGGCCACGGACCAGCTGATCGCCTATCTAGTTGCCGCACACCAAGAGGGCTGCAAGCGCGAGGATGCGCTGCGACTGCAGGTGGACGCGCTGGAGGGACGCATCGCCACGCTTGAAGCTAGGGGAGCGCAGCCGAGGGAAGCGGCATGATCACTGCCGATGCCCAGCAGCTCGAGCCCGGTGGCCGGATCACCGTCTACGAGCTGGACTGCACCAGCTTCGGTGCCGATCAGCTGTTCTTCCACGCGCACCTGCAGTCGGGGCCGATCTGGTGGCAAGGGCAGGAGTACGGGCCGTGGCCGATCATCGCCACAGGCTTCGAGCGCACCAGCGAGCAGCAGCCAAACCCCCGGCTGAAGGTCAGCAACATCAACGGCGTAATCGGCGCCATGTGTCGCATGTTCCAGGACCTGGCCGGCGCGAAGCTGATCCGCCGCCAGACGCTGGTGAAGTACCTGGACGCAGCCAACTTCCCTGAAGGGAACCCGCTTGCCGACCCGGGCGAGCACTTCCTGGATGAGATCTGGTACATCGAGCGCAAGGTGGGCGAGGACGACGAGACGGTCGAGTTCGAGCTGACCACAGTGGCCGACTTCAACGGGCGGGAGCTGCCCGCGCGGCAGTGCACCCGGATCTGCAGCGCCCTGCTGCATGGCGGGTATCGCGGCCCCTACTGCGGCTACACCGGCTCGGCCTACTTCGATATCAACGACCAGCCGGTGGACGATCCGGCCAGGGACATATGCGCCGGCCTGGTTCGCAGCTGCCAACTGCGGTTCGGCCAGGACAAGCCGATTCCGCACGGCGGATTCCCAGCCGCCGGGCTGCTGCGAACGTAGTACGATTTTCAACGGTGGAGCATGCGCAGACTGATGCGCGAATCGTGGGAGCGAGAGCTGTTCGGGGCTGGTATCAGTTACCTCAGGCCGAACAGGTGCGGAACGTAGGAGGTATGCAGTACGCACACCCGCAGCTATAAAACGAGGCGTCCAGTCCACGCCTATCGCCCTGAAGCCGGAGATCAGTACCGGCCTCCACCACCTATCACCCAAGGCCCGCCACGTGCGGGCCTTTTCTATGGGCGAGACCATGCAACAGAGCACCCTGCAGGCCATCCAGGCGCACGCCGTGGCCGAATACCCGCGCGAGTGCTGCGGCCTGATCGTGGCCGGCCGCGATAGGGAAACGTACATCCCGTGCCGCAACCTGGCCATCACGCCCAGCGAGCACTTCCGGCTGCCGGCGGAAGACTTTGCCGACGCCGAAGACCGGGGCGAGGTGCTGGCCGTCGTGCACAGCCACCCGAATGCGTCCGCCGCTGCCTCTGACGCCGACCGCGTCATGTGCGAGGCCAGCGGCCTGCCGTGGTACATCGTGAGCGTGGGGCAGTGCGTCGGGGCTGACCCCGAGTGCGGAGACCTTCAGACCATCGCGCCCTGCGGCTACGAGGCGCCTCTGGTGGGCCGGCAGTTCGCCCATGGCGTGTTGGACTGCTACAGCCTGGTGCGCGACGTCTATGCCCGCGAGCTGCGCATCCAGCTCAGCCAGTACGAGCGCGAGGACGACTGGTGGGAGAAGGGCCAGGATCTCTACAGCTTGGACCGGCTACGCGCGGAAGGCTTCGAGCTGATAGATGGCGAGCCGCAGCGCGGCGACATGATCCTGATGCAGATCCGCTCGCCGGTGCCGAACCATGCCGGCGTCTACCTGGGCGACGGGAAGATGCTGCATCACATGCACGGCCGCCTGTCCGAAACGGTGGTGTACGGCGGCATGTGGGCCGAGCGCACCCGCCACATCGTTCGCCACAAGGAGGCTGGCCATGACTGAGCGCCTGCGTACTGTCCGGTTGTACGGCCGCCTCGGCGCCCGCTTCGGCCGCAAGTTCCAGTTGGCGGTGAACAGCCCGGCCGAGGCCATTTTTGCGCTGGGCATCCTGCTGCCTGGCTTCCGGCAGTTCCTGACCGGCTGCAAGGACCAGGGCATCGAGTTCGCCGTGTTCATCGGCCGTGAGAACCTGAGCAAGGCGCAGCTGCATGATCCGCCGGGTGCCGACGATATCCGTATCGCGCCGGTGCTGGTCGGGTCCAAGCGCGGCGGCGCGCTGCAGACCATCGTCGGTGTGGCCCTGATCGTGGTGGCCTACATCTACGGCGGTCCAGGCGCCGGCGCCGCGGCGACCAAGTTCTGGGGCGCCGTGGGCGCGGCCGGCTGGAGTCTGGCCATCGGCGGTGTGGTGCAGATGCTGTCGCCCCAGCCGCGCGGGCTGGGAGCGAAGGAGAGCGCCGAGAACGCGCCGAATTACAGCATGAATGGGCCCGTGAACGTGCAGGCCCAGGGCAACCCCGTGCCCGTCGCCTACGGTGGCCACGACACGAAGGGGATGGTCGTTGGATCCGTGGTGATCAGCGGCGGCATTTACGCGGAGGACCAGCAGTGAACCGAGCCGTCAGCTATCAGCACGATCCGCTGGCCCTGGCGTGCGCTGATGTGATCGGCGCAGGCGGCAAGAGCAGCACCAACGCCCGCACGCCGGTGGAGACCCCGGATAGCCTGCACTCGATCTCTTACGCCAAGGTCCTGGACCTGATCAGCGAGGGCGAGATCCGGGGCTTGGTGGCCGGCAACCAGTCCATCTACCTCAATGAGGTGCCGATTCAGAACAGCGACGGAAGCTTCAACTTCAACGGCGTTCGGGTCGAGACGCGCTCGGGCACGCAGGACCAGGAGTACATCCCGGGCTTCCCGTCCGTCGAGAACGAAATCGGTGTTGGCGTCGAGCTGCGCGACAGGCCGGTGGTGCGGGCGGCGTTCGGGCAGGATCTGTCCGCGGTCCGCATCCGGTTCGGTGTGCCCGCCCTGCAGCGGCAGAACACCGAGAACGGAGACACCGAGGGCTACGCCGTCGAGTACGCCATTGATCTGTCCACCGACGGTGGTGCCTTCAGCACGGTGCTGAGCAATGCCTTCCGCGGCAAGACCACCACCGAGTACCAGCGCAGCCACCGCATCGACCTGCCGCCGGGCAATCAGTGGCAGGCGCGGATCCGCCGCCTCACGCCGAACGCGAACAGCTCCACCGTCGCCGATACCGTGAACGTGATCTCCATGACGGAGATCATCGACGTGAAGCTGCGCTACCCCAACTGCGCACTGGCCGCGATCCAGATCGACGGCAGCCAGTTCCAGGGCAAGCCGACCACGGCATATCGCATCTGGGGCCGGATTATCCGCGTGCCCAGCAACTACGGCCCGATCGCGCGCACCTACACCGGAGTGTGGGATGGCACCTTCAAGTCGGCCTGGACGAACAACCCGGCATGGGTGTTCTTCGACATGGTCACCAACGACCGCTTCGGCCTGGGCGACCGCATCCCGCTGGACTGGGTGAACAAGTGGCGCCTGTACGAGATCGCGCAGTACTGCGATCAGCTGGTCAGCGACGGCATGGGCGGCATGGAGCCGCGTTTCACCTGCAGCCTGTACCTGCAAACCCGGGCGTCGGCTCACAAGGTGCTGCAGGACATGGCCAGCATGTTCCGCGGCATCAGCTTCTACGCGGCAGGGCAGATCATGGCCTCGGCAGACATGCCGAAGGACCCGGTCTATACCTACAGCCAGGCCAACGTGGTCGATGGGAAGTTCACCTACACCGGCAGCGGCAGCAAAGCGCGGCACACGGTCGCATTGGTGTCCTGGTCTGATCCCGACGACTTCGGCCGGCAGAAGGTCGAGCCGGTCCAGCTGCATGAGGGCATTGCGCGCTATGGCGTGAACCAGATCGAGGTGACGGCCTTCGGTTGCCACTCCAAGTCGCAGGCCCAGCGTGTCGGGCTGCACATCCTCTACAGCGAAAACCTGGAGACGGAGACGGTCAGCTTCGCCGTGGGCCTGGATGCGCTGAACTGCATGCCGGGCGATGTGATCCACGTGGCCGACGCCAAGCGAGCAGGCCGGCGCAATTCCGGCCGCATCAGCGCGGCAACCGCGAACAGCCTGACCCTGGACGTGGTGCCGCCCTCCATGCAGGTCGGAGACCTCCTGCGCGCAACCCTGCCGGGCGGCAAGACCGAAGCCCGCACCATCAACGAGGTCAACCCGGAGACGCGCGTGGTGACGATTTCAGCACCTTGGAGCGTGGTGCCGGTTGGGCAGTCGATCTGGGCGACGGAATCGAGCGACCTGGTGATGCAGCAGTTCCGGGTGATCAGCATCACCGAGGAAGACGGGCTGACCTACCGCATCACGGGTCTGACCCATCGCCCGGACAAGTTCGGCGCGATCGACGACGGGACCCGGCTGGAGCCGCCGCCGGTCAGCATCGTGCCGCCAAGTGTGCAGCCGCCGCCGGCGAATGTGCGTATGTCGTCCCATGTGGTGATCGACCAGGGCATCGCGACACCGGTGCTGACCATCGAGTGGGACGGAGCCGCCAAGGCCATTGCCTACGACGTGGAATGGCGCCGGGACGACCTGAACTGGGTGCGTGTCGGGCGCGTCGGCACGGCGAGCGCGGAGGTGCGGGGAATCTACGCGGGCAAGTACCTGGCCCGGGTGCGTGCGGTGAATGCACTCAATGCCGTGTCGCAGCCGGCCCTCAGCGTCCTCACCGACATTCAGGGCAAGACGGAGCCGCCGCCGGCGCTGACCTCGCTGACGGCCGCGTCGGTGGTGTTCGGTATCCAGTTGGCCTGGGCGTTCCCGCCCGGGGCAACCGACACCGAACGCACCGAGATCTGGCGCAGCGCGGGACCGAACCAGGAAAACGCGACGAAGCTGGGCGATTTCGCCTATCCCCAGAACCGGCATCGGCTCGATGGCCTGGCCGCCGGCGCGAAGTTCTACTTCTGGGGCCGGTTGGTGGATCGCAGCGGCAACATCGGGCCGTGGTATCCGGCCGGTGCAGGCGTGGTGGGCGAGTCGAGCACCGACGTGACCGAGTACGACGCGTACTTCTCCGGCCTCATCAACAAGAGCGCGCTGGGGCAGGAGCTGCTGTCGGAGATCGAGAGCATCAGCAGCATCGTCCCGTTGATCTGGGTCGCCGATGCCACCTATGAGCCGGGCCAGACGGTGGTGCACAACGGCAAGATCTGGTTGTGGACCGACGCCGAACCCGGCAATGAGGAACCGCCGGGCACGAAGTGGAAGAGCGTAGGCGATGCCGTGGCCGAGGCCGGTGCGTTGGCAGGGCGAATCGACCAGCTGGAGCTGGACGTTACGGAGATCGACGGCAAGGTCACCGCGGTGGGCAACCGGGTGGACGGCCTGTTCGCGCAGTACAGCGCCGAGCATGCGGGCGATGAGGACTGGAACGCAGGCGATGAGGACTCGTTTGCCGGCACGATCACCACGCTGACGGTCATTGCCAGCGGAGACTATGCGCTGGGCCGGCGGGTGGACAGCACCGAAGCGTCCGTGGGGGAAACCCAGGCAATGGTGCAGCAGGTCAGCGAAGCCGTAGTGGACGTAAATGGCAAGATCAGCACCTCCTACAGCCTGAAAATGCAGATCGCGGCCAACGGGCAGTACTACGCGGCCGGCATGGGTATCGGCATCGAGAACCAGCCCGATGGCAGCTACCAGAGCCAGGTGCTGTTCACGGCAGATCGCTTCGCGTTCGTCAATCTGGTCAACGGGCAGCTGACCTCGCCGTTCGTGATCCAGGGCGGCCAGACCTTCATCAACCAGGCGTTGATCGGAACAGCGTGGATCACCAGCGCCAAGATTGCGGATGCTGCGATCACCAACGCGAAGATCAGCGGCGCGATCCAGTCCGATGACTACGTCGCAGGCCAGACCGGCTGGAGGATCGACAAGGCCGCCGGTGGTGGGTTCCAGTTCAACGGAATGGTGGCTGGCGGTTATCGCCTCAACATCACCAACCAGGGCGTCTACATCTACTACCCGAACGGCAATCCGGCCGTCGAACTTGGAGTGCTGCTGTAATGGCTGACGTGGGGCTACGGGTGAGGAGCGAGAGCGGGTACGTGGAGACCACGGTCACCACGCGCCTGACCAAGATCATCGGGTCGTACAGATTCCCGCTCTACAACCCGGTCAACAGCAACAACAAGTGGGTGGCCCCGCCCGAAGCGAATGGGGGACTCATCGTCAACGACTTTTCCGGCGGTGAGCCCTTCTACTACTTCACCTGCGAGGGGCAGCGGTCGGTCTACGGCATGCTGGTGCCTTCGGTGACCATCTCGGGCAACAGCATCAGCTGGAGCTGGGATCCTGACGTGGTGAACTTCCACGTCAGGATGGAGATGTTTCCGAGCAAGCCCACGACGGATACCGTCGGTGGCATCACCCTTCACTACGGGATCTACAGCTGATGGCCGTCGGACTTCGCGTGCGGAACCAAGGGACCGGGCAAATCCAGATTGGGGCCAGCTACCGAAATCTGCAGTTGGCCAAGTCGGGGACGCTCAATACCGGATCCTTTAATGGCGGTTCCACCGGTGGATCGCCCCCGTTCGCCTCACGGTCCCCGGGTGGGGTACTGGCTTCAACGAACGGGACAACGAATCTCCACGTCTGCCGTTACGTCAATGACTCCGTGGCGGCCATCACGGGCTTCACTCTGGTTCAGAGCGGCGTGACGTGTGACGTGTATGCGTCAAACCAAGCGCCGAACAAGACGCTGGAGTACTACACGTTCAATGCTGCTCAACGCGCAGCATCCGGCCCTGTTGGTCTACGAATGCGGGGTGAGGATGGCTCAGTGTTCTATGACTCAAGGCAGAAGGGCCTGCGGGTCCTCCAGGTGGTGGCTCTGCCAACAGTCCCAGGACCTCCCGTTGAAATTGGCCAGTTCTTTCCCGGGGTCAAGATCGGCATTGCCATTCCATCGCCGCGCTTTTACTACTTCGCGCAGTCGCAGGACCGGTGCACCATGAATGCGGACTACTTTCACATGACGAGCGACAACCGGATATTCCTCTCGCGGCTGCAGGTAGTTCAGCAGACGCTGATCACCAACACGTTCCCCGTCGGTGGTGCGACGATGGGGCCGCAGAACGCCACCATCTTCATCGTGGACCTGACCGAGGTTCCGCTGGGGTTCGGGTGAGGGCAGTCCGTCACGCCGCCAAAACGGGCCCTGCGGCCAGATGGCGCCATGTGCTACTCCGCCCAGATCACAGCCGCCTACCAGAAGCTGGTCCGCATGACCGGCGCGACGCTGTCGCTGCAGGAGTTCGCAGCGCTGTACGCCCACGACCCCGGGAAGAAGCGGCCCAAGACCCCGAAGGCCATGGATGATGCTTTCCGGAACGGCGCGAGCCCGGCAGAGCTGGCGGTGTGGGCCCAGGTCGAGCAGTGGAACCGAGCCGAGGCCGCGGTGCTGGAGCAGGAGCTGTTCGCCAACCGGAAGCGCCTGGCCGATGCCGAACGCGCGCTGCAGGCGAAGGAAACGAAGAAGGCCCGGGAGGACGTGCGGATCGCCGGCAACAAGATCGATCGCGCCCTGGCCAAGCTGGCCGACCTAAAGCGCGCCGAGCCCAAGGACCGGGATAGCCGCATCTTCCCGGGCGTCTACGCCCCGGTGATCGTTTCCGAGGGCGGCAAGCTGGTCATCAAGCCCATGCGTTACCAGTGCCGACTGGCCGGGAAGCCGGCCAACTACGACCAGCGCTACCCGGGCACCTACAATGCCCGCCGCGACAGCCTGGAGAAGTTCTGGGCGCCGGCATTCGGCCATACCCATGGCCTGCTGGTGGTCGACACCTTCTACGAGAACGTGGAGGGTCCGGAGGGCAAGAACCAGGTGGTGCAGTTCACCCCGCGCACGGGGGAGCCGATGCTGGTGGCCTGCCTGTGGTCGCACTGGACCGACCCGGCGGGCAAGGAGCCGGACCTGCTCTCCTTCGCGGCCATCACTGACGATCCAGAGCCCGAGGTGGCCGCCGCTGGCCACGACCGGACGATCATCAACATCAAGCCCGAGCACGTCGACGCCTGGCTCAACCCTGACCCGGCCGACCTTGCCGCGCTGTATCGGATCTTTGACGACAAGCGGCACCCGTTCTATGAGCACAAACTGGCGGCGTAG